CACCATCAGCTAGTGTTACTGTTGCAGCACCAGATACTGACGCTTTGATTCGCGTTCCTTCCATTGCGAGGTAGACGCGAACTGCACCAAAATCAACAGTTGCAGTATCAACTACAATACCTTGTAATGCTATGCGGAAATTGAATGCGTGAACGCTGATAAATAAATTGAATGTGCCAGAAACAATTTGTGATGTTAGGTTAGTTATTGTCTCTGAATCAATGGGGACTTCTGTTTGAGAGAAATTATCAAACACCGTACCAACAAGAGTAGGATCAGTTCCGGCAGCTGATTTCCTAACAGTTGCAGTTACAGTATGATAATTAAATGGTGACTTGATAACTTTTGCGTGTAGTGAATCTGGAAAATCTGACAAGTGAAACGTAATGCTGGTGTCAAGTACAGCTTCAACCCAATTCGCATCTATGTCGAAAGGGTCATCAACAAGATCCGTCCAATCCCCGGTTACATTTGATGCTGACGCTTCGCCATCGGGCGAAAACGGAACACCCAAAATCATGTTCAGGTGAGCCCATGCGCGAATTGTTGCAGTGCCAGTAACCCCAGCAATTGCACTGTGTTCTACTTCAGCAAGAGCAGATGCAACTGCTAAACCAGCTGCTTCTGCTTCTGCCAGCTTTTTTATAGAACCAGTTGCTGTGTCTATGGTGCAAGCGCCAGTTACATCAGCAAAACCGCCCCATGTTGGTGTAACAGTTGCTAACGTTACTGTTGCTGTTCCTGTTACATCGGCAATGGCTTGATGATCAACTTCTGAATCAGCATCAGCTGCAGTAGCAAAACCATCAACAATTCCTTCACCATCATGCGTTACACCACCCGCCGCCGGAAAAACTCCAAGCTGCCACGCCTGCCACGCCAAACTAGAACTAATCGTTAAAGATTCTCTACCTAGACTTGATGCGTTTGTTTGTTGAGTGCAAGTGGCCAGCCTGCAATTCGTTGCTGCGCTTCCTGCACCGCCACTACTAGCCCCAATTATATCTGAATAACCAGCCGGTAAATTATCCGGTGGACTGGTTGCTTTACCTACCCAACTACCAAACCAAATCCAAAGGAAATCCTGCGCTCCTCCACCGGGAGTTATAGATTGAGGATTGGGTGTGTCGTTGGTCTGGTTAGCTGAACTACTGAGAGCAGGGCCGAATGCCGCAACAGAATTTTCAATTTGATAAACGATTGCTGTAAATCTGTCATCACTAGCGCTGATTGTGAAATCTGCGCCTTCATCACCGGCTGCTCTCTTCCAAAAGATAGTTACATAATCATCTGCATTTGGTGCTGAGGCATTATGAATAATATTCCAATCAGTAAAACCAGATGGCGCAGAATCATTACCCGCTGAACGGAAGAACCCAACCAGTAAATTATCAACAACAAGCGAAGCAGGAAGATTGATAGTTGGCGTGCTAGTAGCCGAACTACCATCAGTGGTTGCTGAATTTACGACGCCCGGAAATGCCATCTAACTTGGAACCTTTTATGCCATGGTTACTGAAAGATTACCAATTGCGAATTCAAACGTATCACCATCACCGATGGTTTTACCTTCAGTCAATGCACCATGAATCAGCAATTCAGAACCAGAACTAGCATCATAAATACCAAAGTAATCTGCTGTACCCCAGGTTCCATCAGTGGCAGTTGGGAAAGTTACAGCAGCAGTGTTAGTTGCATTATCAGCTGCAACAGTCCATCCACCAGTCATTTGTACGCGCGCATACGCACCACCAGTTACTTCTGTACCAGAATCAGCATCTGTAGGATCTGTGTTGTGAATTCCAACATATACACTTGCGGGACTAGTGTAAGAAGTTGCATCTAGAAAGTGTTCCAACACGGTTGTTTCCATAAAGTTTGACATTGCAGCCATTTTTTCTAACTCCTATATTCTTTGAATTCTACCTTGATCATACTTTTCAGAAGCGCCAGATTTTAACGCAGCTGAACTAACATCACAGTCACCCCTATTGGCATATAGAAAAGCAAGGTGTTCTAAAGCACCAATTTTGTATTGTTCAATATACCTTGGGGTTTTAGTAACAAAGATGATTTCAATTCCAGATTCAACTTCATCTATATCTGGTGGCCACACTTGATCACTTTTTAGAAGCACTTCACTGAATTGATACCCAGGTTTCAGATACCAAACAGAAGAAGCAATTGAAACAAGTGAATCATCAACCATGTATTTAACACTAGTGACTGAAGCAACCTGACTCTTACGCAGCAAGATTCTATCTTCAAAACAATCTTGGTTTAGCTTCCAAATTTTTGCGCGTAAATCCCTGCCAGTATATCTTTCTGCATATTGAATAACTGTTGCAAGTAAATTCTGAATAACAGTATTATCTGTATCAGTGTCTACTTTTAAGTAAGCTTTTGCAGCCTTCAAATCAATAGGCAATGTTCCTGTGTCACTAAGTGAATAAGTGTATGAAAGAGGCATAACTTGTTATTTACTCCAAGGTTTAATTGACTCTGCTTTAACCTTTTCTTCTGCTGCCTCTGTTGCTTCTGCATTTTCTACTTCTTCTGCAGCATCTTCTGCTTCTTCTGCAGCATCATCTTCTTCTGCAATGTCATCTTCACCAATGATTTCTGCATTGCCATCACTTTTCATTTGCATAGCGGTTTCTTCAGAAAGGCCAGACATATTTTCGCCTTCTGTAAACTTGAAATTGCCAAGCTGACAATCGCTATGTGCTTCGATACCACTTCTTAGAAATTTAACTTTCATAACTTCCCCAATATTGGAAATGCGGGTTAGGAAGCAGGGGCACACCACCTAACAACAAATGGTGTGCCCCACTTCTATTTTCTAAGTGAACTGCTCTGCAACAGGCTTGATTTTCGGATGACTAAGAATTGCAACAGCACCCATGATGCCAGTAGAGTTGGCGTCAACTTCCGTCAACGTCAAACGCTGATGACGTTCTTTCCCAATTGTGCCAATTCGGTACACCTTATCAGTATCCGCAATGGCAATAACAAGTGCTGTACCAAGCACTTCAGCTGCAGGTACAGCAGTCCAAACCCCAGTAGGTGAACCAGATTCATCATCAGGTGATTGATCAATAGTTGCAGTGAAAGATCCATCAAGTGCATCACCAATCACAACAACAAATTCGCAAGATTCATACCCGATAGTATCAATCTCTGCACCAACTGCATGTGCAGTGTGGATTACTGGTTCAATTGCAAAAACAACTTTCATTTCAGAATGAAGATCTTGTTCCATTTTGATTTCCTTTTCTTTTGCCCGTTAAAAATTCCGGTTTTTATTTTAGTTTTTAGGTTGCCGGAGTCTTTGTAACTTTGATTGCTTCAGGCAAAGTAACAATGCCAGTATTCCAGCGGTTCATAGTGAATTCAACAATTGCCTTCTTCTTGAGTGTATATTCATCACGTACAACACTCATTCCAACTCGATCAACAATTGTGTATCCACGGCGGAAATCACCAAAGGCAAGCGAGTAAGAATTATTCGCTTCATCTGCCATGGTGTTGGCAACCGCATACGGATAACCAGCAAGCATGTTAGCTACCGGACCATTCAGCCCAGGCTGCCAAAGGAATTGGCCAGTGGTTGAAACCTGTGAACGCAGCTGCGCCAAGGTTCTGCGATTCATAACAAACACAGGATTGTATCCAGTCTTTAGTTTGCCAGTCAGAAGAATCACATCAACTGCAGGAATCACACCAGCAGTACCAGTTGTACCAGCCTGTGTTGCAGCAAGGATGATTGCATTCTGCATGAAGCCTTCAGGCTTCTTGAATCCATCACCAAGAACAAATCCAGCCCCTTCACCAAAACCAAAGGCTTCTGCTGAATCAGTTGCGATTTCAGAATCCATATCAAACGCAGCATCCATCAGCATATCTTTGGTGATTGGTGATGTATGGGTTTGCCGATACGGGGTAACTGTCACCGATTCATAAGTGGAAACACTATCAGCACCAGTTTCTGCTTCACCCTCATATGTAGCAACAGGAATGGTGTTCCTAATCGCCATTTCCATTGACTTACTATTGATAGTTCTGACTCTTGCAATCGACCGAATAGGATCAATTTCAGTAATCTTCTTAATGATCTGAGTATCCAGTTCACTTGGTGCCAGAATGCCACCATCAACAGCAGAATCAGTTCTAAGAAGAGCCTTTTCTTCAATGCTCAGCGAATTTTCACCACTCTTACAGAAAACATTCAGAGCCTTATACTCTTCACCATTCTTGTAAGCATCAGGATCATTAGCAATCTTTGTTTCGATTCCACGCGCAACTTCTGCTTCCAAATCGTCAATCTGAGTTTTCAATTCAGCTTGGCGCTTTTCATCTGCTTCCTTTACTTCAATGCGCGCTTCTTTCAATTCAACAATTGCCTGTTCATGGTTCTTTGAAGTCTGCTCAAGAAGAACAATTTGCTGGTTCTTTGTTTCATGCCCATCAAGAACATCATTCAAACGTTCAATCTTATCCTTATCAATGAAGCCCTTCTTTTCAACTTCGCCCCGAAGTTCGGTAACAGCGCTCATTACCTCTTCATTAGTTTTAGGGTCAGCCATTTTTAATACTCCTATTAGCGTTAGTTTATTTTGCTGTTGCTTTTTTTATTTCGGTATCAGTTCCCACTGACCCCATAGCAGAATCCCTCTGCTGTTAAATCGTGATCTTTTGCAGCACTTTCAAAATACCCTCTGCACTTTCAGGGTCTTTCAACCCATTAAATTTTCCAGCCAATTCAACAGCTGCATTTCTAGAAAAAGCACCACTATCAATCAATGCTTTTTCCAAATCCCTTGTGGTGAATCCCTTAACTTCTTCAATCCCAAAAAACTGTTTGTCATCATCATCAAATGGTGAAACCAAATTCATTTTTGCGTAGTAACGTTCTATGTGATTGATGACACCAGCAAGATCTTCATCAGGAATTCCAACACTTCTTCCTGCAACTTCATTGGCCATTTTGATAATGGCTCTTGGAATTGCAACTAGTTTACCGTCAATAACATCTGCAATTTGTAGTTTGTACCCATCAAATCTTTCAACCCTTTCTTCATCCATCCAAACAAAGGCTTGTTTGTACTCCCCACTGGGTGCAGATTTAGATTCTGTGTGTTGTTTTACCCTATCTTTAGCTGCTTGCGGGTTCCAAGTAGTCATCCTGGGAGCAAGGGGTAGATCCTGAAAAGGTATTGCAACTTTCACTTCAAGTATGTTTGCATCCCTATTCAGTGGTTCATCTACAATGCTTGCTTCCCAAATCTTAGCTTCATAAATATCACGGTATCCCTTGTTTATTTTATCGTCAACTGCAGTAAACCCAACTGAAAAATCGGTAAGTACCTTTTGTTGTGCAAGCGAATAAGCTTCCCTTCCAAGTTGTGTGCCTAGATTTATTTCACCCCTACCAAAAAGCCCGCGCTGATCTTCTTTGACAGAAATAATGGGGAAACCACCAATGGTTCTACCATGATGGTCTTTCAAACGTATGGGTCTATTATCCCTTTGCTTATGTTCATCAAGGGATTTTAGGAATGCCCCAGGGTGAAACCTATCTGGTACACCAAACATTCCGCCTTCATCTGGTTTCCAAGATGCAAGATAACCTTCTACTATGCCTACATCTACACCATTGCTTTTTTCTTCTGTTAGTCCAATGATGTGCCCACCAATTTGTTTGGTTTCAACCATCGTCATCATCCTCAATTATTATGTAATCTATTCTGTCAAGTGTGGTTTCTTGTAACTCTTCAAACGTCCAATTGTGGAAGGTTTCATCCTTATGAACATCCATCCTGCCATCCATATGAATGCCTTCAAACAAACCACCAAATTCTAAACTAACAGCATCTTCTGTTTTCTTAACTATAAAAGCTTCAGGCATTTTATTTACCCATCATCAAAAGAAAACGTCTACCACTACCAGCAGCTTTTTCTTTTATGTATTTGTTAGTTTGTCTTTTGACTTCTGCAATTGTTTGTTTCATGTGCTTATCAAACAGTGGGCTTCTTGCATAGAAGTTTGCTGTACCTGTAGATTTTGCATAGGCACCAGCATATGATTCTGCAAAAGATTCACTTAAACTTCTAACATATTGCTTTTGTTTGATGAAATAACCTAGTGATTCAAAGATATGTTTTTTATCTGCTGCTGCATTTACACCTGCCATTGCCATCTTCCAAGAGTCAGCAAAAACCATTGTGTCAGAACCACCAATACCCATTTTGAAAAATGCATGGTCTACAAAATGACCAATTTCATGGATCAAAGTTCTGCCAGCATCAGTATGCAATCCTAAACCACCACCCCTAAACATAACTTTTTCACCAATGATAATGGCATCACTCCCAGGTACAAAGAAACCCAAGTAACCATTCATCTGGGTTTTTGTTAGGTGTTGACGGATTGCCTTTTCAGCATGTTTCAGGGTTTCCCCAACATTGATTTTCAATCCAGCATCCCTAGCTAATTGTCTGATTTCTATGGGTAGTTGTTTCCAAGCTATTTCAAGCTGTTCCTGAAATTCTTTTGTGATGTTTCCTTGATGTGCAAAAATTTCTTCATAAGTAACATCATCAGTTGCAGCTGTTATTGCCTTTGCTCTAGGGGGTGTAGGCTTAGGCAATTGGGGAACCTTCCCACCTGTTTCTTTAATCTTCTTTCTGGTATTGGCAACCTTCTGTGGGTCATAGGTTGCAGAGCATCTACAGTTAATGAGGTTTCCAATTGACGCACCAAGGCTTGCATCACCTGGGAACATCATCTGTTCACCACTAACAGTAAAGGGTTTGTCTGCTGCTACGATTTGCTCAGCATTAAGATGATTGAATTTTGCATTGTTCCCATCCCTAACAATGCTATCCCCCATATTGGCCCAGCGTTTTTTGATCTTGCTTCTGTTGGTGCCATTCCCACTAAGGGTAGGATCTTCCCCACTTAGCAATTCCACCTGTGTAAGCTTTGTGGATTCAGCTACAACATTTGTATTCAATCTGACAATGCCAGTGGTTCTACCATTCAGCTGGGTTCTAAATATTGACCCACTCAAGCTGGCCACTTCTATCTTTTCTACAGTATTTGATACTGCAATTGATTGTGCTTTTGCCAATGCATCAGCTGCTTGTTTCCTAGTGGTGTCAGTAATCGCCCCAACTTGACTAGATGTTTTTGCTGCTGTGTATCTACTTACAACTACAGGTATTTTGGTTGTGGTTCTAGCTGCAAACTCTTCAATTGTATCCCTCGCGCGTGCGCGTGCGTGCGCTTGCGCGTATGCGCGCGTGTGCGCGTGCGTGTGCGCGTGCGCGTGTGCGCGCGTATGCGCGTGCGCGTGCGCGTATGCGCGCGTAGGAACTAATTCTTTTTCTTCACCTTCTGCCTTTCTGACCATCATGTTTATTCGATCAACAAAAATACTTGCCACCAACCTATCATGTACTTCTAGAATCTTTCTCAGTTCATCTTCATAGCGATAGAAATTAGGAATGTGCCCATTCCTAGCCACAGAAATAACGTAAGTGCGCACAGCTTTAGCGTTAAGCTTATCTATCTTGGTGCGCAATCTGCGCTCAAGTACAAGCTTGATGTTATGATCTTCTGCAGCCTGTTTTCTAAAGTCCGGCATCATCATCTGGTTCTATAAAATCTGGGTCATTGTCAGAAGTAAAAATGTCTGTACCAGCAGGAATCAAACTTGCTGGTTTCATAATTGAATCACCACCCTTATAGGGTTCCTTACCAAGATAGGCTCTGATTTCATTATCAGATTCAACACCAATTTTCTGGCGCTTTCCTATCTCTTCATTCCGCCTAGCAACCAAAGAACTAACTTGATCAGGATCAAATGTTATCTTTGAATGCTTAGGATCAATGCCATACCTGGGCATCATCACATCTGTAATGGCACCAAAGATTCTTTTGGAAAGGGGGATAACAGCATCATCATACAATGCTAGTTTTCCTTCCCTGTAGTTATTAAGTGTTTGTCTTTCATCAGTGACAAGGGGAAGGGGAACATGGTATTGAAGGGTTACTGCTTTCACTGCCATCTTCTGCAAAACCGCAAAGTCCATATCACGATTGTTCACACCAACTTCTTTGATGCTCAGTTCACCACCAGCAGTAACACCAATTTCACCAGCATTACCTGTTCCACCGTATTGCTCTCTAACTCTGTTCTTTGCTTCTTCAAAATCTTCATCATCCATATCTGCATCAAAATGGAAGATCAAAGAAACCCTGCCACCCTTTTCTAGAATGGATACATTGTGTGTTCCCCCTAAAATATGCTGGGTAACTTCTTTAGAAGCAGCAAGCAAAGGTGACTGCCCACGCAAAAGCGAATTGTTTTTGGTGGAATAATTTCTGATCTGTACCAGTTCACGCAAGTTGCCATCAAAATACCGAAGTACACCTTTTCTAATTTCGGGGTGATAGACCCCATTAAGTGTAGTTCCACTAACTTGGATGTTATCTGGCACCCCACCAACACCTTCAGGAATGCTTACATGCTTAACACTAATAGGTTGCAGTTCTAGGGGTGGCCTACGCTTCCCACCCAGAGCAATAAAGATAGTTTCCCCTGTAATTAGATATTCTTTGGCCAGCATTTCTAGGAAGTGTTCACCAGAAAAGTAAGGTGATGGATTCTTCAAAAGATCAATTGCAGGATGGCTATTAATTCTGCGATCATCAACAATCAGAATAGGTTCAAGCACAGAGAAAGCATCTGCAACCATGTTGATTGGAATGCTGACTGCTGTTGATTGCTCATACAAAGATAAAGATGCAGCTGGGGTAGCAGCACTTCTACTGCCATACATCAAAAAGCTACCGAAGGCTTCTGATGTTCCCAGCACTACACTCTTCATTTCCTTTTGCTTCCAAGGATTTCGCCATTTCATTTAATGTTTCCTTTCCTTGGATGCAATATTGTGTTTGTGAAAAAATCGCCGTTTCTTTTCTTTCCACAGTGCATAGTTTGCGCCTAGCACTGCAGCAAAATTCACTAGCCAATGTTGCTTTTCCATTTTTAATCCCGGTACAAATACATTCCAAATGTTGTGGCTGTTCCCTGATTAAGAACACCAACACCACCACCCGTATATTCAAAATCTGTTTTTGCTTCCAATCTAACAGGTGGATTAATACTTGTGCATTCAGAAGATTCATCACCCAGTGTCAACAGTAGTTGTGTGCGTGAACTAGTTGAACCAAAATCAGTTTTGCGTTGACGGAAAGTTACTGCTGTTCCTGCTGCAGCTTCACTAGTATTAACTACGCAAGATGTGGTAATGAAAGCATGGTATCCAGCAGGTACTGTGTAACAAGATTGCAAAGTTTGATTTTCACCCGCAGTAATTCCAGCAACAATATCTGTTGCGGGTGTATCAGGAATACCATCTGTGGCACCATCTGCATCACTATCTTTATGGATATAAATATTTCCAGTAAAATCAACATCAGAAGCATACGCGCGATTGACCCTAAGCAAAGTAGCGGTTCCAATTTGTGTAAATACAGTTCCGGTTCCATTACTTGCGCCCAAGTCCATAACAATTATTGATGAAACATAATTAGCATCAAGCACTTCTATCGTGATTTCATCTGTGGCATCAGCAGTGCTATCACTAGACACATAAAGATCTGCAGCAGTCACCATATTTGTAAAACATCTAGCTGGGCCAGCACCAGCAGTTGGCAAATCATTCATATCCCAAATGGATTCTTCAGCTGCATCAACATCTAGGTTTGCGCCAAACTTACTGACAGTCAGATTTGACCAATCATTGATAAGGCTATCAGCACCCCAAGGTATTTCGGAATTATCCGAATGAACAGCAATAGGCCAAAGCAATATTGCAATAAGAAGTACAAATTTAATTTTCACAAAGCCCCCTAGTGAATATCATATGAAATTTGACAAGTAAGCCTATCTGGTGCTGTTGTTACAGTTCCAAATCTGAAAGCCCACCAGCGACCGCCTACATTAATATCATCATCAAAAGTGGTATCTGATTCATCTGTGCCATTGGTAGAAATAGCTAGTGTTGCGCCGGTAGCAGCACAGGTTCCCATTGAACCAGTGCAATCTTCAATATAAACATCAAGAGCAGCAGTTGAACCACCTTCAGCTACACATGAAAATCTTTGAAGCACTGCTTGACTTACACTGTCAGGAATTCTAACCATTCCAACATCATTAGTGGCTACAATTTCATCACCAAAGAAAGTTAAAGTTTGGCTATGTTCATTCGGAAAGAATGTTTCATTTAGGATTGCCCAGAAGCCATCAGATCTATAGATCCAAGTTACAAAATCGCCAGCTTGATAAACTATATTTTCACCGTAACCAGCACCACAATAAAAATTACTACCACAACCACCAATCGTAACAGTGTGAGCAACTTCCAAAATGAAAGTTGTACCAGCAACACTCACACCAGTAAAATTTGTAATGGTGACAGCACCACCACTAGCCCAATAACTAGATCCTGAAACATCTGGTGTTGCATCGGCTGGGGTGAACGTTGATTTAGTACCGATTAATGTTTCACCTTCATTATTGACACCACTAGATACAGTCAAAACGCCAGCTGCATTTAGGGTCATAATCGGATTAGAAAAAGATGTAAAATCATGCTGATCTGTTGGATCGGAATACCAAACAAAATCCACATTACCATCATTTACAAAAACAGTATCCCCATATCCCATGTTGTAAAAACTGGCAATTTCTGCGCCCAAAGTATTGTTAGTTCCGCTGTAAGCAAAACTTGCTCTGTGGCCACCATCATTAATTGCTGTGAAACCAGCAGCCGCACTAGTACCAGTGCTTTTATTAATGACTGACTGACGCATGGAACCATCAAAATCATTTCCAAGTGTAAAAGATTCATGGGTTACAACAAAAATTGTACCTGTTTCTGCATGGGCCTTCACAACATGGCCAATAATTACTACAGCTTCAGCAGGATCTGTTGGGTGGGTTTTCGTCCAACCACCAGCTGTACTCATATAGAGTTTATCACCTTCGGTGAAAGTAGAAGTGTCAATCGGTTCAGTTACATCACCTCTAACCAACCCCAACATGGTTACAAACCCATTGGAGTCATCATCAATATTTTCGGTAGCCATACCAAGAAGGTGTATGGTATCGGCGTCAGTAATATCACATAAATCTATAGTAAGGCGATTGCCTTGGGAACCTGTTTCATAAACCAAGTCACCATTCTTAATGTCAGCACCAGATTTGTTAGCAACCTTAATTAGAATTTCTTGACCCACTTGCATTGTGACATTGCCACCAGGCATACCTACTGCAATAGTGCCATCTTCTGCATCCCAATACATTCGGCCTTCCTGACTACTTGGCCCAAGTGTGAGATTGAAATCAATCCATCCAGCATTTGTTAGGTTTCCGGTAACATCCGATGAAAGGCTAACAGGATGTGTTCCACCGAAACTAGAAGTGCCCCAAACTATTTCATTAACTTGTGCATTGGCAACACCAACACTTACAAACAAAAATGTTAGAACAGAGATTAGCGATTTGACGGACATGCATTCACCGTAATTATTACACTGGTTGCAATTGAAGTACAGTTCATCCAAATAACACCAAAGTTGCCACCGTTAATTGTGATAGCTGGGTTGCCATCACTCAAAGGTGTACTGCTCAGCAAAACAAATGATCCACTTTCAGTATCATGGCCAGTAGCATTTGAATGGACTACACAACTAAATGCCCCAACACTTTGGTTTCCATAGAATGTGAATGATGAAAACATTCCAAAAGTATTTAGAACTATTTCATCACCAGTACCATCTTTATCTACATCACAATCACCAGTGGCAGTTTGAACATCACACATTGTAAATTGCTGACAAGTATTCTTTGGACTTCCTATCCTAACTGGCGCAGTGTCTGCGCGCGTGTGCGTAGGCGCGAGCACAAACACACATAGTGTCAAGAAAAGTAAAAATCGTTTCATGTTAGTTTTCCTTTAATGAACCCATTCCCTATAAATTTCTATGATGTTTCCTTCTTCATCCCTAATAATAAAAATTGCAGTTGCAGAATTGCTAGCCCCCATCATTTCAGCCTTACATCCAACACATTCACAATCGGTAGGTGACTCCCCCGAAGTAGCACCCCCAATGGTACTAACAGAAGAGTCACCCCTACCCAATGTGTACCTTCCCAGCACCACTCAACTTATTAAACGCTTGTGAACCTGCATCAATCTGATCTTTGTATTTACTCTTGGGGAAGTATTTCATTTCTTCAATAAAATCATAAGTCCAGTGACTGTGAACAATATCCACATGCCCATTTTCCACAGCAACACTAAAGGGGTCAGCCCTATCTTCCTTATCCCCTGTGGGCCTAACAATTTCTACATGCCTACCCACTAAACCGCGCGCTGTATTTTCAGCACTTTCCTTTCCACCACTCCCAGGCTCTTGTTCCACAACAATGAAAACTTTCTTTCCATCTTTCTTCCCTGTATCCTGAATCTTTCTTTCCCTCTTTCCGCTTGACCACTGACCCCTAACAACATCATCAATGAAGTAAATGCTTTTCCGCTCTTCACCGAATTTGTCAAAGGTTCCATTGGGTCTACCCTTCTTGTATTTGCCCATACGCAGCCCAACAGTGAACGCCCCACCCCCTTCAGTTCCTGCTTTATCCCACGACCGCCAACGCTTCTTAACATTGGCATCTTTGATTTTGTCTATTACATTTAATTCATCCACCCGAAACATGTTGCCATCCCTAGCCCCTGGACTTTGCTGCATTTGCGCCGCATACCCATAACTGCCCAAGGCTATCTTCAGGGATTCATTCGCTTCAGTCCCAATCCTATTGGGGCAAAGCA